CGGTAAAAATGGTTTGTTTACACCGCCAACTTACAGCCACATTTATAATCTAAAAACTGTTCAAATGTCTAATGACAAAGGAACATGGTTTGGATGGGAAGTGTCTAAGGTTGGTCCGGTTGAAAATCAAGGTGTTTATGGCGTAGCAAAATCTTTTGCTGAACAAGTAGGCAAAGGTGCTGTGCAAGTTAAACACGGATCAGACGAATCAAAAACAGATTCACCATACTAAATAAAATCCTAGGTAGTGGGCGTGGAAGCGAGAGTGGAAACGCCCATTAAAAATTATGTTTGAAAAAATATTTAAAGGACTAGAACGTGCTCATGGGTGTACTAAAGTACAGGACCCTGTTGCCAATGGTGTCAAATTAAAAGGTCAATCATTTGTGGTACGTCAACCAGTGACCACGGAACTTTGGAAAATGCATTTAGAAGGCACACAAAGTTTAGGTATTATACCGATTAATGAAAATAACCAATGTATATGGGGATGTGTAGATATAGATTCCTATGCGGGATTTGATCACAAAAAATTAATAGATAAAATAAAACAGTTTCAACTACCACTTATAGTGTGTAGGTCAAAAAGCGGGGGAGCGCATGTCTTTCTCTTCTCCAACCAACCGGTAGCAGCAGAAAGAATGAGAGACAAACTAACGGAGATAAAAACACTACTAGGATACGGCGGATCAGAAGTCTTTCCAAAACAAATTCAATTAAAATCAGCAGACGACACAGGTAACTTTTTAAACTTACCATATTTTGGTGGAGATAAAACAACAAGATATGCTTTTAAAGGTGATGGAGAAGCAGCAACACTATCAGAATTTTATGAGTTGTATGACTATGTTAAACAAGACGACATTACCAAAGTAAAAATAGAAAGACCTAAATCTGAATATGACGATGCACCACCATGTATAGAACTTATGGCATTAAATAAAATACCAGAGGGTGGACGTAATAATTCTATGTTTCATTTTGGTGTGTATGCTAAAAAGAAATGGCCAGCGGAATGGAAAAGTAAAATGACATTGTTTAATGCAACAGCATCTACAACACCATTAAGTGAATCAGAAGTAGAAATAATTAAAAGACAACACGATAAAAAAGATTGGGGTTATAAATGTAATGATACTCCAATGTGTAATTTATGTGATAAAAAATTATGTAGAGAAAGAAAGTTTGGTATAGGTGAAGAGATAGTATTCCCTGCGTTAACTGACTTACAAAAAATTAAATTAGAAAAACCATATTATTATTTAAACGTAGATGGTGAACGATTACACCTGGAGAATGTAAAATTTTTAAAACAACAAAGTTTATTTCAGGAAGCATGTATGGAACAGTTGGACTTTAAACCACCAACAGTAAAACCTAAAGACTGGGACATGATAATAAACCCATTGATGAAGAATCACGAACCAATAGATCCGCCAGAAGGTGTAACTACGCAGGATCAATTACAGAATCATTTAGAAGAATATTGTTTAAACAGACAAGTATCTACTGACAAAAACGATCTTAAAAAAGGTGGAGTATGGACAAGTGAAGGACATCATCATTTTGTTTTTGACAGATTTTATAATCAATTTTTAATTAGAAAACGTTGGGATATAAATTATCAACGTACAGCACAAATGTTAAAGGAAGCCTGTAATTGTGATGATAAACGCATTGGTAAAGAACGAATATCTGTTTTTGTAGTTAAACAATTTGATAAAAAAGAAGATAATTATAATCAAAAAGAATTGAAACCGAAGGATATATTTTAATGAGTCCATCGGATGATTTAGTTTTATTAGTAGTTCTTACTGCGGCATGGATATTGGTAACACTATGATGCAACAATTACTATTTCCTGAACTTGATCCATATCTTACTAAAATAAAAAATATTGATTACATTGATATTACAAAAGTTAAATGTGGTGAACTTAAAAGAACTCCATATAGCATAGTCCCCGAAGGAATGTATATTTTATTTAAAAGTGGTGGGTTTAATAAATACCATCCTGAACTAGGAAATGCTTTTCCATATATTCAAAATACTAAAACACTAAAAGTTTTAAGCATAACATCAACCGATTATTATGGTTATATTAAATGTAATATTACTTTACCAAGTAAAAAAGGATTATTTATAGCTATGCATAGAATTGTTGCAGAAGCTTTTATAGAAAATGATATGCCTGATAAAAAAAATCAAGTTGATCATAAAAATGGAGATGGTTTAGATTATAGAGCTAACAATTTAAGATGGGTGACCTCACAACAAAATAGTATGGGTGTAAAAAGAAAAAGACAGCTCAATTTTTTAGAAAATGCGAGAATGGAAAACTTAAAAATTAAAAAATGAGAACGATTGTATTAGGACCACCAGGTACAGGAAAGACTACAACTTTATTAAATAAAGTTGATGACTATCTTAAACAAACTGACCCCGACAAGATAGGTTATTTTGCATTTACACAGAAAGCTGCGTACGAAGCAAGAGATAGAGCAATTAAAAAATTTAATCTAACAGAAGATGATCTACCATACTTTAGAACACTACACTCTCTAGCATTTAGAAAGTTAGGATTAAAAAAAGATCAAGTAATGCAACAAAGACACTATAAAGATTTAGGGAAGAAGTTAGGTTTTCCTGTAACTTATGCAGATTACCAAGAAGACCAAGGTGGTATCTTTACATCTGATAGTGAATATTTAAGAATTATACAGCTAGCACAGCTAAGAAATATTACACCAGAAAAACAGTTTGATTTACATGAACATACTCAAGATCTGGAGAGAGATCAACTTAGAATTATACATAATGAATTAGCAAGATATAAAAAAGAATATAACTTAATAGATTTTAATGACATGATTTTAGATTTTACAAAATCAGATAAGTCACCAAAATTTGATGTAGTATTTATAGATGAAGCTCAGGATCTATCACTTATGCAATGGGATATGACAAGGTCTATCTGGAATAAAACAAAAGATTCTTTTATTGCAGGGGATGATGATCAAGCTATTTTTAGATGGGCTGGAGCTGATGTGGATTCTTTTATAGCCTTAGAGGGACAATATCTGCCATTAACACAATCATATAGAATACCTGCAAAAGTTCATGGATTAGCTATGGGTATTATAAATAAAATTAGAAACAGAATAGATAAAACTTGGCAACCAAAAACAAATCAAGGAAACTTACATAGACATTTTGATATAGAAAGTATTGATATGTCAAAAGGAGATTGGCTGGTGTTAAGTAGAACCAGACACATGTTATCGGATATAGAAGAGTCTCTATACATTAAAGGATTATATTACGAAAATAGATATAAGAGAAGTAATGAAAAAGATTTACACGAAGCAGCTACATCGTGGGAACATCTAAGACAAGGACATCTTGCTTCTTATAAAGAAATAGAAAATATAATTAAATTCATGGGACCTAAAAATTGGCATGCTAAAAAAATTAAAGGTATGGCCAAAGGATCTTTTTATGGAATGGAACAACTTGTTAAAGATTATGGTCTTCAAACTAAAACAATTTGGTATGAAGCATTTGATACTGCAGGTCAAACTAAAGTAAACTATTTAAGAAAAATGAGAAAGAACGGAGAAAAATTAAATGAAAAACCTAGAATAGAATTATCTACTATACATGCAGCGAAAGGTGGAGAAGCAACTAATGTTGTTTTGTTAACAGATCTTACAGAAAATACTATGCGAAGTTATGAAAGAAATCCTGATGACGAGAATAGATTATTTTATGTGGGTGCAACAAGAACAAAAGAAAACTTACATATAATAGAACCAAAGAGATACGAGAAGGGATATATACTATGAGTAATGTTTGGGACAAGCAGCACGGAGGATCACACTATCAAAAATTTAAAATTCAACCAAGTAAGTTTGTAGTCGAGAATGAGTTGCTATTTCCGGAGGGATGCGCTATAAAATATATTTGTCGTCACCGACTAAAAGGAAAGAAGGAAGATATATTGAAAGCAATACATTTTTTAGAAATGATAATAGAAAGAGATTATAAAGAAAAACAACCAGAAGATAAACCTAAAGATAAACCTAACACATGGGGGATAATAAAATAATGCAGATACCACTATTTAAACCACAAACAGAATGGCTACCACCAGAAAATTTTCCAGACTTATCTAAGTATGATGAAATTGCAATTGACTTAGAAACTAAAGACCCAGACCTAATGAAGATGGGGTCAGGATCTGTAGTTGGTAAAGGAGATGTTACAGGAATTGCTGTAGCTGTA